ACTGAATACTGGTCGGGCAGTTTTGGTGATATGACGGCAACCGCAGATACATATTCTGCCAGTGGGTTGGGTCACAATTTTAGCGTACGTATTAACGCAAATGTTAACAATATTAAGCATCAAGTTGTTGATTTGATGCTGTTATTCAACACAAGTAAAACAGCGATATAGGGGTAAAAAATGGGTGTTATATCATTAACATATTCAATGGAAACAGACCGTTTGGCAGGCATTAAAGCCAACAGTGTGCACGTTGATGCCAATTTTAGCACATTGTTAAATGCGACAAACAACAAGTTGGAAAAGGACGGCAGTATTGTGCCAACGGCAGATTTGCCTATGGGCAACCACAAATTAACTGGTGTTGCCACACCAACGTTGTCTGGTGATGCTGCAACCAAGGGTTATGTGGACAGCAATGCATGCATGTTGGCAGGTGCACAAACCATTACAGGTAATAAAAGTTTCAGCGGTTCTGTATCTTTTAGTAACACAATAAGCGGCAGTATAAATGGCAACGCAGCAACAGTAACCAATGGTGTTTACACAACAGGGAACCAAACTATCAATGGTACTAAAACATTTGGTGCTAGCCCAATAGTACCAACGCCAAGTGCAAGCGATAATAGTACCAAGGTAGCAACAACCGCGTGGATTCGTGCACACATGTCGCCAAACACGAGTAGTGTAACAACAATAAATGCGGCTGGTGGTTCTGCAAGTGGAACATATACAATTACAGGAAATGGAGGATGGCTTGTTTCGTTTGGCGTTAATGGCAGTGGGTCTATATATGTTAATGGCGTAGAGGTTGCAACGGGCAATTGGCGTCATAACGATTGGAGTGGTAACACTAATTGTCAAATTATTGTAAAGAATGGTGATGTAGTTAGTTGGAATTATAGTGGTACAAGCCCCGAAATTAAATTTATGCCGTTTGCATAACAAAGGAGTAAAAAATGGATAAAGAAGAAAATATAATTCAAGAAGAACCAATAATTGCAGAACCTGTTATTGAACAACCACAGGAAAAAGAATGTCCGTTTGTTCCTGCGCCGGCAGGGTCATTGTATGCAAATATAGATATAAACCATAAACTTATAATACAAAATCAAGCCGATGCGTTTGAACAGGGGTTGCCCGTTGTGGAATTTGAATCTGCTTGGAATGGTGATTTGTATGAAAAGGGTTATGCGCCAGCCAAACCAGAAGACGTTATCAAGCAAGAACGCATTACTGCACTTAAAGCCGAACTGGACAGCACCGACTACAAAATTATTAAGTGCAGCGAATGTTCGTTAGCAGGCATTGAATTGCCATATGATGTTGTTGCTTTACATGCACAAAGACAAGCAATTAGGGATGAAATCAACCAGTTAGAGGGCTAATTTACCATGGCAGAAAAAAAGCACGATTATTGGGCCAAGCAGTTGGAAATCGCGTATGGCGACGACAAATATAAGCAGTGGCAAAAATTATCAAAAGATATTACACGCCGTTATCGCAACCAGGCGTTTATTGCCGATAAGGACGTTAAAGCACGTAAATTGGACGATGTTTCCAAGGGGTATAACCTGTTATACCGCAACGTTAGTGTGCGTTTACCGTTTATATTGCCGTTTATACCAAAGGTGCAGGTTGACCGCACCAACCGCGATAACGATGGTGTGGCACGTACGGCATCAATGATACTGGAACGCGTAACAAACAAGATAGCAGATTGCCCGCAGTTTAAGCGGGCTTTATCATATGCCAAATTGGACGCTGAACTTACCAACATGGGTATTATTTGGGTAAGTTACGCACCATACCGCACAGAAGATGGGCTGGTAAAAGAGGATATTACGTTTGATTTTGTTGGCCATGACGATTTTATATGGCAAAAATCAAAGCATTGGGATGATTGCGGTTGGGTTGCACGCCGGTTTCGCATGCGTGACGAGGATGTTAAAAAACAGTTTCCACGTTTACGCGGGTTGGATGTTAGCGCATCAGCAGACGAACTGGACGAGTTGGAAAAACAGGGCTTAATTGACCAAAAAGACCGCGACGATAAAACGGTATCTGTTTATGAAATTTGGGATAAATGGGATCGTAAAGTTTATATTTACCATCCGGCGTTTAAGCGCATATTGGCAACATATGATTACCCGTACCAAATTGAATTTCCATGTGCAAAGCCGTTAAGTTATGACGACTTTACCGACAGCACTGTACCAGTGCCACGCCATGCACAATATTTAGCGCAATACACCGCGGTTGATAAGGTTAACCAAAAGATAACCGCAATAAAGGACACATTGCGTGTTGTTGGTGCATATGATGCAAGTGTGTCTGATTTTGGCAAGATATTTGATGCTGATAATGAAAACAGCATGATTGGCCTTAAAAACACCGAAAAGTTAGAGGGTAAGCAAATTGCCAACCTTACATGGTTTAACGACAATGCACCGGCAGTTGCTGCGCTGGAACAGTTAAAGGTTGTGCGTGACGAATACATTGCCGATATACAGAAAGGTTTGGGTATTTATGACGTTATGGAGGGTGAAACACAAGCCCAGGATGCGTATGGCACAAACCGGTTAAAGGGCAGTTTTGGCACAATGCGGTTGCAAGACGACCAAAAAGATGCGATTTACTTTGTGCAGGAAACCATGCGCATTGCATGCGATATTATCTGCCAAGCGTTTGAGCCGTTGTCGTTGCTTACATATTCCACAATTGAATATGACGAACAAACGTTGCCACAGGTTATGCAGGCAATTGAACTGTTAAAGACAGAAAACCTTAAAAACACACGTTTAACCATAAGTTTGGAAGATGTGCGCAGTTACTATGACGCTGATTACAAAGCCAACATAAGCGAACTGTGGACAAACGTGTTTGCACAGTTGGATAAGGTTGCTGTGATGGTACAGAACATACCGGAAATGGCAATAATTGCAAAGCCAGCCATCATGTCCATGATACGTGGTTACAAAGTGGGTGCGTTTGTTGAACAGGAAATGGAAACAGCGATTGACAATGCGATTGCTGCATATCAACAGCGTATGGCACAGCCACAACAGCCATCACCAGAACAATTGAAAATGCAGGTTGAACAGCAAAAAGTAGAGGTTCAGCAGCAAAAGTTGCAGTTAGATGCGCAAAAAGCGGGCGTTGAGTTAGAAAACACCGCTATGAAAGACAAAACCGCGCTGGCATTGGAAAACAAGCGTGCTGATGCGGAAATTGCGAAAATCGTATCTGACACTGAAATCAACAAAGCAAAGATAGGCATTATGCAACAGGATGCAGACCGTAAGGAACGCGAACTGGATGCGGAAATTAAACTGGCAATGTATTCGGCACTGCACCCCGATGTTGCCGTAGATACCAATTTGGGCAGTGTAAAATAAGGGGTAAAGAAAATGGGAAGTACACCAAGCGCACCGAAATATAACCAGTCGGCAGATATTGCCGAGCAGAACCGCTTGAACCAAGCGGCAGGACTACAACAATATGCCAATGTAAATGGGCCATTGGGTTCATACAGCACATCAATTGACCCAGCAACAGGGCAAATAACCGTTAATAAGCAGTTGGGTGCAAGCAGCCAAGCGGCACAAAACGCACAGTTAGCAGCGTTAAGCAATTATAGTGGTGACCCAACCGAGGCGGCAAATGCGTATTACAACGCACAAATGGCGTATTTACAGCCACAGTTAAACCGACAGGTGGAACGTGCGGAAAGTTCGCTTACCAATCGTGGTTTGCCATTGGGCAGTAACGCATGGAACAGCGCAATGGGTGATATATATGACGCACAGAACCGTACATTAACGGCATTGAGCAACGAGGCATTGGCAAATGGGCAACAGTATCAGACCAACATACTTAACCAAGCAGCATTGGCAGGTGGGCAAGTTATTGACCCTGCGATGGTTGCGGGTCAAGCCGGTGCTGGTTTGGAAAACACCTATGACAAACTTTATCAGAACCAGGTTGACCAATATAAAACCAAAATGGCGAAACAAAACTCGCTAACCAGTGGTTTATTGGGTGCAGTTGGCACAATTGGTGGTGCGGTTTTAGGTGGCCCAATTGGTGCGGCAATTGGTGGTTCGCTACTGGGTAGTGCTAGCAAGGCGGTAACCGATGTTAACGGTAATTATATGGGTCAAGTTGGTGGATATGGAACATACCAGGGTTAAAGGGGGTAAAAATGAATGAAAATAACAATAATGTAAATGGTGTTTTAGGCGCGTTGGGTTATGGCGCGTTGCCACAATCAGTTGTGCCAATT